CTGATGCGGATGATGGCAGTGTCGCCGCCGTCCTCGATCTCCGGCACGTCGAGCCGGCCGTCGAAGGCGAGATCGGGATCGACCACCAGCTCGAGCGCGCCGGTCGGCGGCGAGTCCGAGTTCTCGACCAAGAGCCCAAGCCAGATGCGCCCCGGCCGACCCTGGCGCGACTGGGCGAGCGCCTGGGCGATGCGCGCCGACGGGATGCCCGACAGCGACACCGCGATGCCGTGCGCCACCGGATCGCCGGTCTCGACGATCGGGGAAGCCCCGGCCAGGTGCCCGACGCCGAGCCAGTCCTTGCCGTCCCACGACAAGGTGCCGATGCCGGTCCACGCATTCGTCATGCCGTTGGCGAACTCGCCCTCGAAGAAATACACCGGGCGGACGACGGACGCGGCGAGCGCGGCCTCGAATTCGGCGGACAGGGTGCGGGGCATGGGTTATGATCCGAGCATGTACAGTGACGCCGGCTACGTCACCGAAGACGAGGTTCGGGAAGGCATCCGCTTTCTCAAGGAAGAGTTCTTGCGGTACAAAATACCGCCCGTTGATCTTCCCGCCGATCACGTCATCGAGCGGGTCGTTCGCACGCTTTTGAAAAGCGCTAAAACTAACGCGCCGATCAACCCCGCAGCGCCTCGATCAGGCTGAACTCGATGCCGTAGAGCTGGGCCTCCTCGACCGTCCAGCCCATGGCGTTGTCGCCGAGCGAAAAGGCTCCGACAGGATTTACCGCCACGATGGTCGCGTTATTGGCATAGGCGATGCGGGTGCGCGGCCAAATGAGAAGCGTCGCGTCGCCCGAGCCGTCCGAGTCGGCGTCGTCGAGCACCTTGTGCAACCGGGCGAGGAGCCCGGTGCCGAGCTGGATGAAGTCGCCCGCCTTGACGATGCCGGTGACCCCGGTGGTCCAGCCCTTGGTCGGCAGGTCCTGGGCCAGAGCGGCAACCCCACCGTCCACCTGGGGCGTGCCGGTGGCGACGCCGCGCGGCGTGCCCTGCACCGTAGGGGTGAAGCTGCACACCCCCTCCATGCCGTTCATCTTGAGCCGGAAGGCATTGAGCAGCTCGGCGTCCTCGCGCAACAGCGGCGGGAAGTCGAGCGCGGCCTCCAGTATCTGGCCGGCGTGCGCGACCACCTGGTCCTCGAAGGTGAACGGCGACGGCGAGCGCGCGACCACGCTGCGCGCCATCATCGAGACGCGCCGCGGCACCAGGGACGGGAAGGTCAGGGGATAGGAAACCGGCATGGGCGCGCTATCTCAACAACCCCGGGTTTCTGTTCCGCGCGCCGACCACGGCGGCGACCGAACGCTGTTCGATCGAGCCGTTGAGCGCTGCGATCATCGCCTCGAGCCGCGCCATGCCGGCGCGGTCGGCGCCGCGCGCGTCGATGTAGTAGGTGCCGCCTCCCGCCGGACCGACGCCGTGGGGCAGCACCGTCTCGCCGCCGCGGAACTTGACCAGCTCGGGACCTTCTTCGCCGACCATCGCCCAGCCGGCGGGCGCCGACGGCGTGCCGGCGGCGAACGCGCCCCACGTCGCGCCCGTGCCGAGCGCGGGACCGACATCGAAGCCGCCCAGCCCGGAGCCGGGGCTGAGCAGGCCCTTGAACAACCCGAACAGCGGTTCGGTGATCGTCTGGCGGATGGCGAGGCGCAGCAGGTCCTGGGCGATGCCGCGCACCACGTCGCGCAAGCTGTTGCCGGCGACCACCGCGTCCTCGAACGCCGAGGTGAAGGTGAGCCCGAGCTCGCGCGCGGCATCGTCGGTCTTGGCCGTCGCCTCGCCGGATTTGACCGCCGCTTCGTTATAGGCGAGGAACTCGGACTGCGCCTTCGACACGGCGCGGCCGTACAGGTCCCACGAGATCGTGCCCTCGTCGGCGAGCCGGCGCAGCTCGTCGATCTCGAGGTTGAGCTTCTCGCCCTCGCTCCTGGTGTCGGCGAAGATGCGCGTCGAGGTGGCGACGCGGCGCTCGAAGGTGGCCCACGCCTCGTTGGTGACGCGGGTGAGCTCCTTCACCTGCTCGGCGGTGAGCTGGAACTCGCCCGACAGCGCCTTGGCCGCGCCGGTGCCGGCCTTGCCGAGCGCCGCGTACTGCGCCTCCAGCCCGCGCAGCTCGATATAGAGCTGGGCGATCAACTCCATGTTGCGGTCGATCGCCGCGAAATTCTCCGGGCTCGGCCACGGCTCGCGCGCCAGCGCCTCGTTGATCTCCGACAGGCGCTTCGCCTCGGCGCGGATCGCCTGCATCTGGGCGAGGAGTTGATCGGCGCGCGACGGTCCGGCGACCCATTTGGCGATGCCGGCGGCGAGCTCGGCCAAGCCGCGCGCCGCGTCGGCGATGACCGGCGCCAGCTCGATCAGCGCCTTCTGCAAATTGCGCTCGACGACGAAGGCGAGGATCTCCATCTGGTCCTTGGCCGCCTCGGCGCCGCGCACCAGGGATTCGTCGAACACCACGCCCATGTCCTGCGCCTGGCGGCGCAGCTCGGCGAGCGCGCCCGCGCCCTGTTGGAGGACCGGCACCATGCGGGCGCCGGCGCGCGATCCGAAATTCTCCAGGGCGATGCCGACGCGCTTGGCGTCGTCGGTGGTGCCGCGCATCTCCTCGGCGATGCCGGCGAGCGCCTGCTCGACGTTGGTGTAGCGCGTCTGGCCCTCGGCGATGCGCCGGTTGAGGAACGCCATCGCCTGTTCGAACTCGGTGGCCTCGACCCCGCCGAGCTTGGCCGCGAAGGCAAGCTCCTGGAACGCGGTCGTGGTCACGCCCATGCGGTCGGCCATCTTGGCGACCTGGTCGGCGGCGTCGAACGACGACTTGGCGAACTGCACCACCTCGCGCACCGCGAGCACGCCGACGAAGGCGGCTGCGGCCTTGGCGGCGATGCCGAAGCCGCGCTCGATGCCGCCGAGCGATTGGCGCATCGCCGAGGTGTTGGTCTCGACCGAGCGCGCGGCGTTCCGCATGTCGCGCTGGAACGAGGCGCTCCTGAGCTCGAGGTCGGCGGTGAGCTTTCCCGCGCGCGCCATCTACTTCACTTCCTGCTCGATGCCACGGGCGAGCTGCTCGGCCATGCGGTCGAGAACCTCTTGGCGGTTCGCATCGAGGGCGACCCGCAGGAACGGCTGCGGCGCCATCTTCACCGTCCCGAACTCGACCAGGTGGGCGTGCGGCGCGGTCGCCGACACCTCGGCCCCGACCGCGTCCCGCCGGCGCGAGCGCTTGTTGCGGACCCTGAGCGAGCGCTTGAGCGCGCCGGTATCGACCGGCACCAGGCGCCGCGCCTCGGCCAGCACCGGCTTCAAGCCTTCCCGCACCGCCTTCTGGCCGTGCTTGCGGGCGAGCCGCGGCCCCAATTCCTTGAGGGTGCGGGCGAGATCGTCGGCGCCGCGGATGTTGAACGAGAACCGGCCGGGCATTACAATCTCCCCATGCGCACGTCGCTCTACTGGCTCTGCGTCGCCGCCCTGGTCGGCTGGACGTTCTATATCCTGATCCGGCTCGGCAACATGCTGGGGCCGGAGCCGAGCGACGCCGCGGCGACCGGCGCCGTCCTCGGCGCGGCGATGATCTGGGCGATCGGCGGCGTCCCGCTGGCGCTGTTCGCCCTCATCTTCAAGACGCGCTCCTGAGCCTGCTGAGCGCTTGTCGAAGCACGAAGGATGCGCGCGCTCTTCATCGGCATCGCCGCCCTCGCCCTCGCCGGCTGCCTGAGCGATTACGTGACGCACGAGGCGGCCGAAGCCGGGGTGACGCGCATCCGCTTCGATGTGGGCAAGGACGATCCGCTATCAGGCGGGCCTACGACGGCGGAGACGGCGTTCAACGCCGAGATTCACGACATCTGCCCGCACGGTCACGAGCGGCTGCGCGCCTGGCGCACCGGCGATTCGTTCACGAACTACGTGTATTTCTGGGACGTCCGCTGCCTCGGCTCTGAGCCTTTGTCGAAGCAGCCGCGTCCCTAATCGCCTTCCTGACTTCCTTGGCGCTCTGCGGCTTCGCCAGCTGGCGGCGCTTCTCGTCGAGCTTCGCGTGCGGCATGAAGTCGAGCGGCTCGTAGGGTTTCGCCCGCTTCTTGGGATCCCGGTTGACGTTGGCGATGGTCGCCGCGACGATGCCGGCGCGCAAATCCGCCATGTCCTCGCCGAACGGCTCGATCGCGAAATAGGCCTGCCACTCGGCGAACTCGCGCGCGCTCAAGCCGTCTTCAAGCGCCGCAACGGTGCATCCGAGAGCGAGCGCGAGGCGGAAGGCGAAGCGCCGTCCTCCTCGCCTTCGGAGTTTTTTGCGAGCTGCTCCGCCGCCTCCGCGCTGGTGCCGTTGAGCCCGTCGGCGATCTTGAGCAGCCGGCGCAGCACGAGGTGCGACTTGCCGGCGAGCCGCTCGAGGTCCGATTCCGAGAACAAAGCCGCGCCCGCCTCATCGACGAGCGCCGCCCGCAGCAGCGCCAGGCTGCGCTTCTTGACGTCGATCTCGCCGTCCTTGCCGGACGAGCCCGCATCGATCGCGAACAGCTCCCCAAGCGACAACCCCTGCACGCGCACGGTGCCGCCCCACTCCGGCACGGGGACGTCCTCGAACGGCAGGTCGGCGGCGGCGAGGATCTGGTCGCGGGTGAGCATTGGTCCTCCGGTTGAATGGCGGCCGCCCCATGGTTCGAGACGCCCTCCTTCGCCGCTTCGCGGCTTCGCAGGGCTCCTCACCATGAGGAGAAAAAAGAAGTCCTCATCCTGAGGAGCGACCCTGAGCCCTGAGCTTGTCGAAGGGTCGAAGGGGAGCGTCTCGAAGGATGCGCCTAACTTTAAGAGATCGCTCCGGTGATCTCGACGGTGACCTCGAGCATGGCGACCTCGTCGAGGTTGAACGAGCGCCCGGCCGCGAGCACGAAGCCCTGGAAGTCGTCGTTGTTCGGCGGCGAGTCCGTATCGGTCAGGCGGAAGGATTGCGGCTCGCGGCTCGACCGCGCGGCGTGCAGCAGAACCTGGCCGGCGTCGGACGGGAAATGGTGCAGGGTGAGGGTCATCTGGCCCTCGTCGGCAAGGCCCATGCGCTTCTCGCGCCGGGTCGAGGCCAAGGTCGAGACGTCGATGACGTTGGCCTGGCCGCCGCCGACGCCGGCGATGTTGACGATCTCGCCGATCGCCACGTAGGCGTCGGGCGATTGCGAAACATCCAGGATCGAGAAAACGGTCCCTTGGGCTTCGATTGTCTTGGCGACCATGGCGGGCTCCATCTGAGGGAGTGGCGCGTCTCACGACGGGCCGGGCACCTTGCCCAAGGGCGTTTATTCGGAGTGGGCAATCATGTAGTCGAGGATCACGCGGCGGATGCGCGGCAAGGTGTCGGGCTCGTAGACGTCCTGCTCGTTGTCGCGCGTCACCGCGCCGACCTTGAGGAGTGCGGGCGGCGAGTCGTCGTCGGGGATCGAAGTTCCTTCCAACGCATTCATCGCGGCCTTGACCGCGGCGGCGAGGGCGCGGGCTTCGGCGTAGCGTACCGCCCAGCAATCGAGCTGGATGCGCGCCACCACCCTGCCGTTGGCACCGGCCAGGGTCTTGTCGGCCGGGCCGGAAATGCGCGTGTAGGTGAGCGCCGGGTAGGTCGGACTCGACGGCAGCACCTGCGGATAGATGCGCCCCGATACCAGGGCAGCGACGGCACTGGCCGCCCGCAGGTAGGTTTCCAGCACATCTGCAAGGTCGGGCATCAAACGCTCGCCCGGCACATCAGCTCGATGCCGTTCTTCCTCACCCGCTCGGGGCCGCGGTATTCGACGATCGCGTCGATGTCGAACGTCGTGGCACCGTCCACCACCTTCATGCGCGGGTTGATGTCGGTGCGCCAGCGCACGCGGAACGCGGTGACCAGCTGGTTCGCCACCTGGCGGGCGGCGAAGAACTCGGTTCCCCGCAGATCGTTCCGCTCGGCCCACAACGTGGCGTAGGTGGACCACGTCTCTATCGGCTCGCCATATGCGTCCTGCGCCGTCGTCGCCGACTGGATGACGATGCGGCGGTCTAGGTTTCCCGCCCTCACAACACCGGAATCCGGTACGTGGACAGGATCCGGTCGATGCCGCCCGGGAGTTCCATCGCCGTGGTGCCGACGATCACGTCCTCGCGGTTGGCATAGAGCGTTCCGATCATCAGCTTGAGCGCCGCCTTGATCGGTGCCGGCACAACAGCGGCGGCGCCGTACCCGGCGACGAAGCGGAGCGTCACCGTGTTGATGCCGTCGAACGTCGCGGGCCAGCCGGCGATGCCCGGCCACACCCAACCCGGCTGCGATACGGCGTCCACCGTGAAGTCGGTGTCCTCGACCAAGGTCTGCTCGTCGCCGGCCGTGTCGAGATAGGTGAGCGAGGCGATCGATTGCAACGGCGGCAGCGGAATTTTGATCCCGAGCGTAGGGAAGCGGTCGAGCACCAGATCCCAGGTCTGGGTCACGAGGCAACGCTGCAGCTCGCCGTCGCGCCCGTCGAGCCGGAGCGAGCACGCGGCGATCAGCGAATTCACCAGATCGTCGTCGTCGTGCGCGGCGGGCGAGCCCTCGGCGTCGAGCTTGAGGTGCAGCCGCGCCTCTTCGAGCGTGACCGGATAGGTGGCGGGTGCGGCGACCAGTTGAAGCGGCATTACCTGCGCCTTCGCCAGTTCGGGACGCCAACGCGGGACGGGGACTCTCTCGGCGGAGTGCGGTGGCCGAGCGTGCGGAACGCGACGCGGAGCGGGCCGTCGCCTGTGGCGGCCTGGGCGAACGGGGACAAGCTCTGCGCGATGGTGGCCTCGGCCGCGGTGGATGCGACGATGGCCTGTGCCGCCTGCGCGAGAAGTTGCGCGACCGCGCCATCGGGTATCAGGATCGCGTTCGCCGCCTGGAGGACCGGCGCGAGGGTCTGCGCGATGTCGCCGGCGACCGGCACCGCCGCGAACCCTTCGGCCGCCTGGGCCGGTGCGACCAGAGTCTGCACGACCGCGGCGACGTAGGCCATCTCGCCGGTGAGCGCCTGGCCCGGCGCGGCGAGAAGCTGCGTCACCGCGCCGACGATGTCGTTCGCCGTCGCCGCCGCGTCCTGCGATGGCGCGGCGAGCAGCTGGGCGACGGCGGTAATGAATTCCAGTTGAGCGGCCGCGGCCTGTTGCGCCGCAACCAAGGTCTGCACGGCCGCCGCGGTGTATTCGAGTTGAGCAGCTGCGGCCTGGTTGAAACCGGCCAGCGTCTGGACCGCGGCGCCGGTGTATTCAAGCTGCCCGGTTGCCGCCTGTGAAGCTGCGGCGAGGCTCTGGGCGATGGCGCCTTCGACCT